AGGCTACAAGAGGCAGAGAGAAGAACAGTTATAGCTAGACGAATTGGTGTTGTGTCTAAGAGAGATAGGTTGTTTGTTAAGGCAAACAAAAAAACCTACGTTGATGCTCGTGGAAATGATACAGGAATACCACTTATTTCTGCTGAAAAGTTCCCAGACTATGATGCAAAACAAATAGACTCTGACATGGCTAACATGATGAATCATGTAATGAACAGCGAATACAGCGTTGACTCTGAATTCTTTGACTTTATGGATGACATTGTTAGGTTCAGAGATCCACGGGGTAACTCAAAGTACTACGACTCTATTAACGAGTTTAGGCATGAGATAATAAATCGTGGTGAGCAAGGTTATGGCATGATGTCTACAGCCAAATGGCATAGACAGCGTGGTAAGAACTTCAAGACTTTAGCCTTCCTTGATTCTCGTGGTCGTGTTTACCACAGAGGATACTTAACACCCACGGGAGGAGAAATGGTAAGGCCATTTTTAAACTCAGGTAAGGCGTCTTTCATGACACCCTCGGCAATGGATGAGCTTCGGATACAACTTGGTGCTATGATAGGGCCTGGAACTGAAGCACTAACCCAAGCAGGTAGAAGAGAGATATTCAAGAGAAACGAATCTAAGCTTATAGAACTAGGGGGTATACTTCAGAGTGTAACCCAGAGAGACAGACGCATGAGGTCGTTCCTAGAACACCCCCTTGTAAGAGGTTTAGAAGGCCCAGAAGTTCCTAAAATGGCACGTATGGCTTTAGAGTATAAAAGAGTGTATGACCATGTAGAGGGCAACTTTAACAACACGTCAAGGCTAGCTACCTACAAGACAAAACTTATGATAGAAAATGACGCTTCTTCTTCAGGTGCGCAGATCATAGGGTTGTCCACAGGAGACAGACAGGTATCTATGGCATCTAACGTTCTAGCAACAAATCAGAAGAACCGACTGTATGACCTAGTTGCAATGGACACAGTTAATGATCCTGACTTTCTTAAAATTCCTGCTCTCAGAGACGCAAGTTTAACTTGGGAAGACCTTGCAAAAGGGGCCAAGGCACAAAACATGGTTTCCTTCTACGGGGCTGGAGAGGCTACTAAGACTGCAAACATAGCAGCTAAGCTTGCAAAGGTATTAGATAACAAAGGCTACACTAGTGTTACCAAAGAGAACCTAAGTGATCAACTTAGAATTATTGATGGTAAAATTAAGTTAGCCGAAAGAATATCTGCAACAAACACCGCGAGTGAGTTGAAAAGCTTCAGAGCTGAGATGATAGAGATAATAAACAAGAACGAACCCGTTGGCAGAACCTTGCTAAAGCAGGCTATGGAAGTACACCCTGACACTGCCGACTTTGTTGAAAAGCTTATGAATTCCCGAAAAGGAGTCATAGGGCCAAAGGAGTTCACTGAAATATCAAGAATAATGTCTAATAACCTTGCACAACGCGCACCCGTAACTGATAACTTTATTAACTTCTGGAAGCGTACAGCAAAGTCTTTTGTACTAGAGACTAAGAAGGTAGACATACCTTGGGTCACATTTGATGGCAAGATTATGACACAGAGATACCGTCCCAAATTACAGGAAAAGATTGAGTTCACAGATCCTGTAACAGGACGAAAAATTGCCAACATCTACGAAGCTAGCGCACCCGATGGAAAACTTTTAGGTAAGTCTTCCGTGGCTGATGCGTCTATTGGACTAGGAGTTAACGGTAATCACAGTAATGACGCAGTTATTGTGAGGCGCTTCCACCTTTGGGGTCGGAAGAACAACGTGGGAACTGGTACTATCCACGATGCTTTCTTTACCAATATTGGTGAAGCACAAAGAGCAAAAGACGCCTTGAGAGCCATCTATGCAGATGCTCTAGAGGGAGAGACAATTAGAAAGACCTTAAAAGAAATGCGTAGACAAGGTCTTTCAAATAAAACTTATAGGGAAATACTGGCAGAGGCCAAACGGCTTGGGCTAATAGACCCTCCCAATAAGATCACAAGGAAAGAAATATTAGCCCCTCTTAAACAAGGAGAGGACTGGTATGGAATTGGCCCATAGTTATTTGTAATAGCCTATGATCCATAATAAAAAAAAAGATGGATTTGTAATCCAAAACATAATTTAACTCAAGCTGTGCTTGAAAGGAAAAACAATGAGTGAAGAAGATAAAGTAGTCGAAGAAATGACTGACGAAGAGCCTAATACGGCTGAAGAACAAGAACAAGTTCAAACGGCATCCGTTGATAACGAAGCTGATCCGATTGAGCGTGAAGTCCAAGAACGACTCTTAAAGATGAAGAGCAATATGGACAGAATGGCTAACGAACGAGACGAAGCTCTCAAGAAAGCTGCTGAGATTGAAAATAACCAAAAGCAAGATCAGATGAAACGGCTAGAAGAAGAAGGAAAACTCCAAGAAGTTTTAGAAATGAAACTGGCAGAGTCCCAAGCAAAATTAAAAGTATTTGAAGAAGAGAACACTAAGCTTAACCGCGATAGTGTTGTCAATTCTACACTTGCTATGCTTGAATTCCGAAGCGATCGTTCTCGCCAACTAGCCTACCGTGATATTGTTGAGCAACTCGTTCAAAACGAAAACGGTAGTTGGGTTCACAAGTCAGGCACAAACATTCAAGACTTTGTCACCTCGTACTCAAAAGACGACGACAACTCTTTCCTATTCCGTGTTAAGTCTAACACAGGAGCAGGGGCGGGGCAACCCTCTGGGACACCTCAAATGGACAAAAAGAAGTCCCTTTCAGAGATGACTCAGGAAGAAGTTCTAGGACTGGCCTCTAAAGGTCAACTAGGCTCATTCTCTTATTAATATAATTAATAGTTCTATAAGGAAAATTTTACAATGGCTATTACAAACACAGACTTTCAAAACGTAGCGGTAGCAATCTCTGCTTATGCAGACGAAGCCTACACTACTTCTAAGAAGTTAAACTCAACAGGTATTGTTAGCACTCGCCCAGACATCAACGCTGATGGCGAATCTTTCATTGGTCAGTTCCGCTGGCACAAGCCACTATCTGCAAACATCAACGTTCCGTCTCTTTCGAGCGCAACTGATGGTACCTACACAGATATCACAACAGATATCTCTAACTACGTTAAGACCATGCGTACTTTCGGCTCACAGCAAGTAAACCTGCAAGAAGTCGTATCTAAGCAAGACGGTCTGTCAAAGATTGCTCGTGACTTCGCACAAGTTCGTGGCGATGACGAAGGCGATGCCTTGATGAACGTACTTAAAGGTGTTGCACTCTCCGAAGTTACACGCGGTGACAAGGGTGGTTCAGGCGCTGGTGGTCTAATCTCGTATACTACAGATGCTGACACTGCTGCAACTGGCCACTTCGTAGACATCAACGCTCTTGGTGAATTCGGTGCCTTAGCAACTAACCTCGCAACCGAGCGTAAACTGTTTGACACAACGTCAACTGGTGCCGCCCGTGGTGAGCGTCTGTTCAAAGCTTTGGGCATGGGCTTCAAAGACCATGAGCCAGACTTTATGTATCTCGTTACTTCTCCCGAAGTAATGGCTGAAATGCGTGCTGCTAACTTGGTAGATGAAACTGTCATCACCGAAGGCAACATGAATTTCCAAACTGTATTTGGTGGTAAGTTCCGCTTAATCATGACTCGCGCAAGCCAGTTTACAGCTGTACCAACAAACGACTTGAGCACACGCTCAGTAAAATGTTCTTTCTTGGTAAAGCCAGGTTCTGTATCTTTTGCACCAGTAGTAGCTCCAACCCCTGTTGAAGTAGACCGCGCAGCGGCTTCTTACACTGGTGGTGGTTCCACAAATATCTGGTACCGTTATGGTTTCATCATGCACCCAATGGGCTATGATTGGGCTGGCGCGACTAACGCCTTCGCAACCAACGCTAACTTTGGTGCCGCCGCGTCTTGGACTCGTAAGATGTCTGCGCTTAATTTGGGCATCCTGCCTATCTACCACGCATAATAAGCTAGGAGGAACTAATGGCTTTAGTTTTAAATACTAATAGTTATGTAGAGGTTGCTACTGCTGACACCTACTTTGTGACTCGCATCGACTCCGCTACTTGGGACGCCGCCGCGACTGCTCTTAAGGAAGAGGCTCTAGTAACAGCTACTCAAATTATTGACAACAATCCTTGGATTGGTGCCGCTGTTAGTTCTTCCCAAGCTCTTGCTTGGCCCCGTAAAAACGTTATCTACTTTGATAACCGTATGGGACAAAGTATTACAGTTGCAAATACTGTAATTCCAAACTTGGTTAAAGTTGCTGTCTATGAACAGGCACTACACCTGCTAAATAACGAAGACTTACTGGCTCAGACGGTTCAAACCTTTGAGACTATAAGTGTAGGAAGTATAAGTCTAAGTGACACAAATGGAGATGTCACAAGAACTTCTATTTCCCCAAACGTTGTTATGAAACCCTTAAGACCACTAATCCGAAGAGGAGTAGCGGGAATGGGAACAAGCTGGTGGAGGTCTAATTAATGGCACTCTCGGCGAAAGTAACTACTGCCGTTAGTAA